AACTTTCACAATCATTAAACATACTACGCATATTAGTAACATTAGATGTATTAAAATTACTTAAGTCCAAAGTTTCAAGGCTAACAAAACCACTAAAGGCATCCTCTAAAGAAGTACAATTTGAACTTACAGTAACTTTTGGCAATTTTTTAATAAGTTTGTTAGCGTTAAGTTGCGATGATGAAAATTCAGTAATAAAATAATCATTTATGTCAGCACCAGTTCCAGTAGTAATGTTGTTTACAAATGTAGCGTATTGGTCTATTTTTTCATTTGCTATCTTTGTTGAAGTACCCAATTTGTTATTAATTGCTGTTTTAAGACTTGTTTTTGCATTACTCAATCTTGTAATTTCGCTTGTTATACTCACTATATATCACCTAACAAACTTTCTATATTGCCTATTATGTCATATACACATTTTGCACTAGGGTATTGTGTATTTGTAGAACTGGAACTTATTGTAGTTACTTTATTAGAAGAATTTTCTAAACCAGTTAAACTTGTAGAAGTAATGAAACCACTATCATTAGTTAAATCAGAAGTTTTTGATGGAATATTAGGCTTATCTTGTATATCGTTCCAAGTGACACTAGTTGATGGTGTTCCATCAACACTTAATACTTCACCAGACATCTTTAATCCTGTTCCTACTTTAATTCCACCTTTTGTAGTACTACTAGCAGTAGGCAAGGTATAACTAGATTGACCTGAGTTGGATATTGCATTTTCAATATTTGCTTGCATTGTATTGAAAGTATTGGCATTTAAATCAGTGCCACCACTATATTCACCATCTTGAACATAGTATTTTGTACCGTCTATTTCTATATAAGGTCTTGTTTTTACCGTTGCATCGGTAAAATTTATTTTTTGCATTTATATATCACCTCTATTTTTCATTTATATTTTATTACATTTTTGATTTTTAGACAATTTTATTCTTTTACTTTGTTACTTCTAATATAGCATAAATCGTATACCCACTATAATCGGAAGTAGTGGTTAACCTTAACATATATTTACCTGACGTTTTTCGCAAAAATGCGTTTGTGCTTATATTGAGGAGAGGATAATAATAACCTCGTGTATTGCTTATTATCATTCCTGAAATTTTAACAATGCCAGATATATCTCCGTCATTATAACCAGTCTCTTTATCTATAGAGTTATTTCTATCAAAAGTATCTGTTATTACAAAAACTTTTCTATATATTGTTTTGCCATCTATCCATGTGCCTATTGGTATTTCATCAGTGCTATAACTTTCATGGTTATCTAAGGTTGCAACTTGAGAATTTTCTCCTATATATACTTTGCTATCATCCCACCAAAATACTGGAATACCTTTTTTAACTATTAAATTAGTAATTATCAAGGCATTGAGTTCATCTTCTACTTTGACTTCAAAATTGTATATTTTTGTATAATCAAATATTGCAGTAGATATAAAGTCTTGGCTAAATGAGTTGCCAGTGCTTGCTGGAGACAATTGCAACCAATCTGAATAATTTGTTTCTGTGCTTTCTTTATACCTATATCCAACATACAAATTATTTGGGTTAGATGTACTAAAATTACCATTAAAATATTTGCCAGTATAATCAAGAGAAATCATATTGTCAACTGCTGTATGTCTATTCAAACCAACATTTATGGTTGGTGCAAAGTAATCAATGGTACTAAAATAATGCTCTTTCGTATTATCTATAGATTGATATTTATAGGTGCTATTGTTTTGCTCTCTACTATCTATTACTACTATATCTAATTCATTACTATTAAATCTTTCTTTGCTATATACTGCTGTTAAAGTTGTAATTCCACTACTAGTGCTAGAACTATCAATTACTGCTTTTTCTTGGTTTACATATACGTTTTTTAATGTAGCATAATTTCTAGTTTGTGCATTTATTACTAACTTTATTGTCGATGCGTTTCTAACTATAATAGCACTATCCCCAGTTAAGTCGGTTGTATCTGTATTATTATCTACTAATGTAGTAGACGTGATAATTGGTCGTGATAGTTCTTCATTGATTTTTGCTTTAAACTGTGTATTTTGCGTGCTTCCGATTTGTGTATTACCATCATAGGTAGTGCATTTTATAGTACAAATACCATATGTATCGTTTGGTATTTGTTGATAAAATTTAGTCGGAATTTCAAAAGGAACTTCTGTTAATAATGTTTTAGTAGCAATCGTTCCAATCGATATAGATGAACCAGTAGGTGCTTTGAATGAGTATGTTAATGTATGTGTGAAACTTGCAGATGCAGATTTTATTTTTATAGTTGCAGTTTCGCCTATTATTGTATCTATTACACTTACAGTACTTGCTCTTGGAATAGTAGATAATTGCATAGTATCACTTGCACTTGCATTACCACTAGTATACGTCTGCCCTGTAGTATCATTTGAAGTAAATGATATTGGGATAGTTTTACTACCGTTATTTTCGTGTTCTATTTCAATATTGTAATTAGAGTATAAAGTAACGGTGGAATATCCATCGTAATTCGGTATAATTCCTGTGTAAGTATTATCCCCTATTTTAATTGTATATGTTATCTTATCATTCCAACCATACCAATCATATGCACTATATATTGGTGATAATTTGAAATCAAATCCCATTTTTGATTTGTTTGTGGTTATATCTGTGCTTAATTCAGATAATATTAATTGAAATTTATGATGTCCTTTACTTCCATTTGCAGTTATCGTTTTAGTCTGTAATGCCATTTTATCACTCTCCTATATGAAATACGCCAGTACCATTGCTGTAATCTTCTATTCTTGAATTTTTACCTATTGTTAAATATTTTTCTACTTTTATATTTTTAGTACGCACAATTGTCTCATTTAATGTATCATCATACCCTGCAAATAACAATTCCGTGTCTGTAGAACCTGTCGCATCTTTAATCGTCATTCCTTTTTCATTAAAGTTGCCTTTTGTTTTTGCGTTTGTTTTTTCTATTGTTAATCCATTATTATCAAATGTTCCTGCTGTTGTTAATACTTTAGTAACACTACCATTTGTTAATTTTTGATTAATTTCTGTTTTTGTATATGTATCTGTTTGTATTCTAGTTACATTATTTTCGAGTTCTAAAAAATCACTTTGTGGTGTATATTCATCAAACATATTTAAAATTTCCTGATAATTGTTGTTTGTTTTAACATCAATTGTATCCACTTTGCCTACTACTGTTGTTAGTTCGCCTTTTACACCGTCTATTTCGCTTTTTACATATTTTTTCAAACTGGCTTCATTATTTTTTGATACATTCGTAGTCTTTGCTTGTTTCGTTATTGTTGTATCAAATGTTTGCAGTATTTTGCCATTATATATTAATTCATTTTGTGCAAGTGTTTTATATGTGGTTGCATTTGATGACATAGATTTCATAACGCCACTTTTAAATAGCCCTGATTTTACCAAACCATTAGAATTATCTGTTTGTATTTCTATAAAGTCATAACAATCTAATAATGGATTGCCACGTTGTTTTTTTAATTTCAATGAATTTATTTCTAATCCATTGACTATATTATAAATGTTGTCTATATTTTTTTGATTTGTAATATATGGATTAGCACTATTTATATATAAAGTATCATTTTTATTATCACCTTTATTCCAATATAACTCTCCACTTTCATATGTTACTTGTGATAATTTAAAATCTTCTCCATCTTCATAACTTTGAACTATGTTTAATGGAATGGTATATGCTTGCTTAGGCTTATAATATTGCAAATTCATATTAGTTTGCATATTAGCATCTAACAATACATTATTAATACCATTAGATGTAGATAATGTTTCGACTTCTCCTAAATCTATTTCATAAGACTTTGGAGTTTTATAACATAAATCTAAAACTAAATTAGGATATTGTTCTTTCCATTGTGATTGTGTCAGTTTATTAACACTTTTAGTTAAAAATAAAGTACTACCACCACTTTTAGTATTTATTGCAATTCTATGCTCTGCTACAACTCCTATATTATAAAGAAATGATGATATTATTAAATCAAACCACAAATTTTGATTAGGATAATCATTACCGAGAAATGGAACATTTCTCCATCCTGGATAATCCTCACTATTATTCATATCCTTAACTGCTAATGATATATGTCTAGCATTTTTAATTATTTTTGCTCTACCATTTTCAACGATTAATTCATCTTTTATATTATTAGGTAAACTACATAATTCATTACCTTGTAAATCGATATTAATACTATTTTCTTGATAAGGCTCATAAGTATTAATGTTATCAGCAACAGTAAACATCAAATTAGTATAATCAACATAATCTCCTACGTTTCCTGTCCCATTTGCATTTCCGTATAGTAATACAAATACATAATTTGTATTATCTGGGAATACATTTGGTATATGTGTTGAATTTATACCGCTTGATCTATAACCTCCTATTTCTTTTACTGTCATTGAATTCTCATTACCGAAATATAAAGATATTTGTCCTTTATTTTCTCCACTAGGCGTCATAACTCGACTGAATGTTATTGTTTTTCCCAATAACTCAGAGCCACCTAATTTTATACCAAAGTATCTGTATTGTCCTGCTGTTTTGATTGTTGCTCTAACTCCAGTATCTAAACTGGTTTTAGATGCGCCGTTTCGTCTTTCTGTTTCATTTTTATTAAATATGTTATGTCCTACATTTTTAATCTGAATAGTGTTATACGGTAAATAGTTTGTTGCTAAAGAACCTTTTTCTAGTTGAACATCAAAGTATTCTTCTAACTTATCTTTATATGAAGCTGGGTATACAGACAAATAATTAAGATAACCTGCAGTTGCGTGTTTGTTATTAACAAATTTTGCAGTTTGTGTTCCATTTGATATTATACCAGTATATTTTTGTGTCTTATCATAATAACCATATTGAGTAAAACTTATGCATAAACCACTCGGAATAGTTTTTCCCTTTTTTAATTTCATTGATAAAGCATAATCTTCATCTAAAGTAGGTAGTTGAAAGTAAGCATAAGTTTGAGTTTTCCATGCAATATTTCCATATAAATTTTTACCTCTAATACATTCTACTTCACTGGGATAATCAGGACTAGGGCTTACACCGTATTGTTCCCAACTGGGGCTGTCGCCTGATTTAATTAGCATTACTTTTAATATATAATTTTCAAATGTTTGATTGCTATCAATATAAAATCTCATTTTGGTAATTTGAGTATCAATATTAGGAGTAAATACTTTATTAGTAATATTTAATGCTATATAATTTATAGTGTTGTTCTGGCTATCTTTTATACTGATATTAGCATTACTTGTACTATAAATATTAAAATTAATAAATTTATATTCTACATTTGCTTTTAATATTTGTTGATATGATATGCCAATTGCTGTTGAACTTGTGGTAGTACCATTTACTAGTATTGTTCCGTCATCTAAACTCGTTAGTGTGATACCATTAATTGTTTGTGCCTGTATTAAATTTATTGGTAATAAATTCTTTCCACCTCTTGTTGCTTGTTCACTCTTACCGTCAATTTGAATTGTCTCTATTGGTCTTTCTATTGCATTATCTATTGATATATCACTACCTGATACATTAATTGCATCGCCAATTAAATCAACAAATATTAAATATCCGTTTCTATCTATTGTTGCAATTTTTCCACAATGTTCTGCTATGTATGACACATATGTTCTAGCCTTAATAGAATTGTCATAGAGCCCAGTTTTATCTTCTATACCTGTCAATGTTGATGGAACAGTGCAATTTACTTTGGCTTGTTTACATATATCTTGCAATATTTGGTATAATGTTGCACTGCCACCGTTTCTATCTATTTCATTTTTTGCATTATAGTCAAAATCAAAATTTACAGAGTTATCTCTTAATGTAATTGTAGTTTTATCTTTATCATTTGTTGGTGTTCCTTGTATATTAAATACGCCAAAAGGAACATAAACATAGTCTTGAACTTTATCTATATATGTGCCTAGTTCTATTATTACTGGACCTTTTATTTTTCCAATTTCTACTTTATGCAATATTAATGTTGCTTCTTTTGATACAAAATTGTCTAAACTAAAATAATTATTACCATTTTTTAATAATCGGCTTTTAATAGTTAACTTTTCGCAAAAATGGTCGGCGTCTATTAATTCATTACCACCAAAAGATATATATAATTTGTTTTTTGTTTCTCCATTGTAAACTACTTGTTCATAATCAGATATTGAACATTCACTTGGTATATATGCCATATTGTTATCACTACTCCTCTACAAAGCCAAACGATATATTTGTATACATGTTTAATAATGGGTTATCTTCGTCAGCGTAATATATATGATATTTAGGACTTGAACAATACATTTTCTTTGTTACAAAATCCCATTCTGCCTCGTCAAAGAATGTTACCCAAAACCATTCAGGGTCTCTTAATTCCATCAATCTTTTCATTTCTTCACCATTCATTTCAGTAACTGTAAAGTCTCTAGTTTTTACGTCATGCCTTACCCTGTTTCTTATCGTTTTTCCTTGTGTATTTGTATAAGCATCTAAATCAACATCGTTTTGCCCTGCTTCATGTTCAGGCAATGTATCATTGATACCATTCGGTTTATACGGAAATCTATATTTTTGCCCTGTTTCTGTAGTACTAATATACATTCTATTATATAGTAATTTTTCATATACACTATTGGCTGGAATAGTATCGCCTACTGTGTAGTCTGTTCCAGCCACTTTTAATGTATATGTATCACCACTTTTAGAATAGTATTTTTCTCCACTTTTATATACAGTATCTCCTGTTATAAAATACATAATTAATTCATCTCCTATCCTATTGTGATTTTTTCACCATTGCTTATTGCCATATCTTGTAGTTGTTCTAATGTATACGAACCTAATTTATGGTCTTCATCTAAGTAAATATTAAATATTTGTTGCCCTCTTGGTTGTTGGGAAGTACCCAATACGCTCCTTACTGCTCTAGCAACACCATCAGATACAGAACCAACTATTTGGTTATTATTCATTACTGCTGTATGCCCACCTAATGTGCCAACTAATTCAGGTCCTTTTTCTCTTGCTACAAACATTTGACCTACTGGTGGTAGTCCTGCGTTAAGACCATCAGAATACATTTTTATATCATGCCATTTATTGTTTGCAAATATTCCACCTTTAGCACGACCACCCATAGAGCCACCATAACCACTAGAACCTATACCACCACCAAGTACGCTTTTTATTAAGTCTCCTAATGTTCTTATTTTATTTTCTGCATTGTATGTGTTTGCATTGAAAGTTATTGTAGGATTAATTTCGTTAATACCTTTTTGTAATTCTGCAGATATTTCATAGCCTTTTTCTTGCATTTTATCTATAACATTTTGTTGTAATTCTTTAGGAATTTTATCAAAATGTTCTAAAAATGTATCTGTACTTTTTTCAGCCATCGTTCCCCAACCGTTAATTATATCAGGGGTAATAGTTTCTAATTTTTGGCTCATGGTTTGTAATGTTTTTCCAAGTTCGTCCATTTGTTTATTATAATATTCTTGGGTTATTCTCTTAGAAACATTTAAATCGTAATCTAAATTTTCTATGTCTTCTGCGATTTGGTTGCCAATTTCACTACTTGTATGTTTATATTTTCCACCTACTTTTGATATTGCTTCTTCCATTTTTTCTGAATTATTGCTTACACTTGCAGAAAGTAATGTATTATATTCATCGATTACTGCAGTATCATTTTCAACTTCTGTGCGTAGATTGTCTAATGCTTCTTGTGCGTTATTTACTGATTTTTTGGCGTTATCCAAATTATCTCTTGCGTCTCTTAATTTTTTTGAAGCCGAGATATTTATGGTTATTCCACCAGCGGTGGCAATATTATACTCTTCTTGTGCTTTTGTTAATTCTTCTTGTGCCTTTGCCGAGTTGTTTTTTGCTTCTTTTAAATTTTTTTCTTGTTCTATGTATTTTTGCCTTTGTTCATAATCTCTTTGTAAAACTTCTGTATATTCCTTTTCCTTTGCTTCTAGCAAAATTTGCGTTTTCTTTTTTAATATTAATTTCTCAATTTCATCGCCTAGACCATTATATTTTTTTATGACGCCATCTACTATTTCTATTTCAATTCCATACGCACGGTTTAATTCTCCTACTATAAATTCTGCTCTTTTTTCATATCCTGCATAAATTTTGCCATTTTCATCCACTATGCTTGTAAGTTCATTATAAAGACCCTCATAATAATTTTGAACATTCATATTTGTTTTTAATGTTTTTTCAGCCTCATCTCTTTGAAGTTTTAAGGAATTTGTATAATTATTTGTACTTTCTGTTATTTTATTTACATTGCTTATTTCCCCTGCTAATTTAGTTGAATTGGCGTCCCATAATTCTATTAAGGTTATTAATGCACCAGTCACACCACCTATAGCAATACCTAACGCTCCAAAGTTTGAACCAATTAATGCTCCACCTGCTATGTTTGACAATGTTCCACCAACTGTACCTAAAACATTGCTTAAATTCCATCCCTCTTCACTAGCACTTTTAATAGAACTGGATAGTAATGTATAGCCGACTTTTAATCCACCTGTTCCCATTAGCGTTAGTTTAAGTCTATCTATTACAGATAATTGTTTAGCCCAATTGTTTGTTGCTGTTGTTAATCCACCATTTAAGTTTTTTTCTGCCAAATTAACATTATTCAAAGAAGTTAAAAGTTCTTTGATGGGATTATTGAGACTTTTAAATAAGCCCACTGTTCCAGTTTTACCCAATAACTTATTTATCTTTGTAATAATTTTTATTATGCTTTTTCCAAATAAATAAGCAAACACGCCAGTTAATGTTTTTCCTAATGGCGTCATATTTTTAAATGAAGTCCACATATTTTTTAAAGTGGTTTTAATCCCAGTATATTTGAAACTTACTTTCCCTGTAACAGGGTCGATTTCTTTTGTAAAACCTAGCCATTCTAAAATGCTATCTCTTATCTTTGTTGCTTTCATTTGAACATTAGTTAATTGTCTATTGTAGTCATCAAATGCTTTGTTAAAGGCGTCCATTATATCGACACTTATTCCTGCACCTGTTCCTGATGTAGCACCAGTATCTTTTGGTGTCGTTATAACATTTAATTTATCAAAGCCTCTTAGACCTTGTTTTAATTTTTTAGCACTTTCATTAGCACCATCTAAGCCATCTTCTAAGTCTAATACGCTATCTGCTACGCCTGATACATCGGCAACATAATCATCTATGTTTATTCCTAATAACGTACCAACAAAACTTAAAATTTCGGTCAATGCCATTACAATACCGTTTAAATATGGCAATATTGCTTTTAATGTAGGCATGAATAAATTGCCTACTGCTCTTGACAATCTTTCCCACTGCTCACTCAATATTCTCATTTGGTTCGCTGGTTGTTCGATTGTTCTACCAAAGTCATTTGTTGTTTCTTTTAATTGTTGTGTTAAACTTATGATTATTAATAATCTTTTTTCTGCATAATTTAGGTCGTTTACATATTTGTCTATTCCTAAACTGCTTAACGATTGTTGCAATGTTGCAACTGTTATATCAGCACCTGTCGCTCCTCTTCAATTTATACCCCTAGTTTCCTAGTACTTTAACACTCTATGAGTGGGTTTAGACTATATCATAACCGTTATCGGTTAATTGCACTTCGGATAGTGCTAATCTCTATCCTACTCTCTCTCGAGATAGTCGTTTGACCTTTCTTTTTCAAGACTTGGCACAGGATTGCCATGATTTAAAAATTTGAAATTGTAATTATGATAAGGTTTACCAGTATCGCAAGATTTTTTTATTCCACGTTTATAATTTATGCTTCCAAACATATCTCTTGCACAATCGTTTATGGAAATGTATTCTTTTTGTGTTTCTAAACATATAATTGGAACGCATTGTGGATTATATCCTTTTAAAGGTTTCTTTCTTGCTTTTGCAATATCATATTCTTTTGTTTCTTTATCAACATACTTCCAATGATACCCTTGTGCAGTTTTTTGTTTTCCGTTTAGACAACTCCACAAACTATTTTTAGGATAATTGTTTTTTCTTTCGGCTTCTCTAACTGATGGATAAACAATATTAGTTTCCACACATAAAACTTTATTAGAAATTAAAGGATTATTGTTTTTACCTTTTAATTTTTTTGAAACTTTATTGTATCTTTCTTTTTTATTTGGTATATATGCTATTTTTTTATGATTTGATAAATGAACATTATAACCATTTGGTAATAAAGAATTTTTATTCATTATCCAGTAATTTTCTCTTATTATTAATTTTTCGTTTAATGTTTGTAAGTTTTCATCTTCTATCGTTTCTAATACTTCATAAGTCTGCAAAATATTTTTCCATCCATATTTTCTAATAGCATAACAGAATGGAGTTTGCGTGCCATGGTAAGCATCGTATTTGTGCTGATTTTGCCTCTTTCTTTCCTTATCATATGTTTTTCCAACATAATATTTATTATTTATATGATAACAATATATTATTCCTCTTTTCATTGTTCTCTCTCCTTATAATATATTGTACCAGTAAATCCTCGTATTGTCAAATTTTAAATTTTAGGTTTTCCCTGTTAGCAAGAATATTAATAAGCCATTTCCTGCTTAAACTTTGTTATTCTTACACCCTTTTTGCATAGGTTCACAATTTTTTTCAATACTTTTTTCAAAGTAAAGCCACTAAAGTTAATGGGTTTTGTTTGTCCTGCAAGGGCACTTTGCAATACACTACTTGCTTTCTCTATATCTAAGTTATATAAAGATGAGATATCAATTGACATTTGCGTCATTAAGGTAGATAATTTAGTACCCTCTTCGTTTGATAATCGCATTGCATTAGATAATTGCTTAAATATACCTACAGTTCTTGTTAGCCATCTTTCGTCAAGCCCATACATTTCACTTAATTTATTAACAAACCTTTCGGCTTCTGTGTAGTTATTATGAAATGCAACTTGGAATAAGTTTATATCCTCTAGATAGTCATTACTTGCATTTGCTACCCTAACTAAAGAAGTATAAACATTTTTAAGACCATTGGCAAATTTTGTTACTACGCCATAATTAAATGCCATATTAACTTTTTTACCAACATTGCCAACAGTATCATCTATATTTTTTGTATGTTTTGCACCTTTTTCAATTGATTTTAATGCACCACTATCCATACCTTTAAGCACAGAATTTATAACCAATAACTGTTGCTTATATTGTTCTAGTTTACTTTGATTGGTTATACTATTAGCAAACTTAATTGATACCGATGTTTGATTATCCATAGCCATAATATCACCTACTTTCTTCTTTTTCCAAATTTTCTAGGTATTTCTTTTTAATTCTTCCCCAATATCTTAATCCTTTTTGAAAATTATCATATTTTTGTTCTCTTGGTTGTTGTTTTATTTCTTTCTTTTCATCATTTTTATCTAATTCACTATAAGGTCTACTAGGATAGGTACTCAATGGCTCTTTCTGTTTTTCACCAAACATACTTGCTATCATCACTTGTAATGATTTCATTACCTTGCTATTGCCATCGTGTATGTATAAGCCCTGTAACCAACAATTATAATCCATCTCTTCTGCTTCTCTTTTCTTTTTATTAATAAAAGAAGTTCGGTATGATACAAATAGTTGTGGGTCATCTTCCCAAAATTCTTTTGCACTCATTCCGAACTCTAATGCTTGTGGAAGAAGATAATTATAAAAATAATCATAATAAGAATTATTATACTTTTTAAGTATATCTTCTTGCTTATTATCTATTTGTTGGCTAGGGCTTTCAAGTTTTTTTGTTCTTTGTTGTATTCATCACGAATTGCCACACATTCATCTAACAATCGTGTTAATTCAGACCCTATAAATTCTGCTTTCTTTTCATCGCTTAGATAAGGTTGTATAATTTCTTTAACTTGTGATATTTTTAATTGATGCTTAGGATATAGCCATATAAAGAAACTGTTAGTAACTAATTTAGCCATTATTTTGTCTTTTAATTCTATTTCCTTTTCTATGGTTTCATCGTTTATTTCATCTTCCAATGGGTTGTAATCATCATCAATTTCGTCTAGATGCTCTATTAATGGTCTTCTTACTATCTCCATTGACTTTTGTATATCGCAAATTCTATCTATTCTTAAAAAACTTTCTCTATTTAATGTCAAAGTATATTCAGTATCATTTAATTTAATTGTTTCTAATTTTTCCATAAGTATCTTCTCCTATTTTCCTTTTATTCTATATTTATTTCAATTCTAAGACACATTTCACAATTTCTTGATAATTTATACCAGAAAAGCAAAACGTGTCTTAAAATCAATTTATTTGTGTTTAAATGCTATTCTCCTGATGCACTTTTTACTATAACTAAGATTGTTCTCTTAAATGTAGCCATTCCTGTTTTTGTAGCACTTATTTCTACAATAGCAGTTCCAGCCTTTACACCTGTTATAGTTAATTTACCAGTCGAATAAGTTGCTGTAGCGTTTGCTGGTGTTTCACTGGTTGCTGTAATTGTTGCGTCAGATGGGTCAGTAGTTAATGCTATTTCCTTTGCACCAGTTCCCTCTACAGTTACTACGTCAGGAATATCATTAGTAAATACTACTGTATCTTCTATTAAATCATAGCAATTATCTACATATTCATCACTAGTTGTTGGGGTGATTGTAATTTCACCTTGTTCTAGAGAACCAACGTCAGTGTTATTCCATTTGTAATTGATTGTTCCACTATATTTAACACCAGTAAAATCAGGTAGTAATCTTATGAAGTCATGTGCTTCACCCTTTACACCGTCTAATACTCTTATGTTATCTCTATGAGTATAGAATGGAATAGATTTTTGTGGATTGTCTGTTCTACCCTCAACGTAAGTGTGTTGTTTGTTACCAATAGCAGTTTTTTGTAGGTTTTCAGGTGCAGAACCATTTTCACCTGTACTTTCTACTGGCAATAAGATAGAATATTTTCCATTTGCCTTTTTCATCAATAAGGCACTTCCACGATGTTCTGATAATGCTCTGTCTTCTATGCTATTAATCATTATTTCATCTCCTTATTATATTTGCCCTTGCATTTCCTATATATCCTTGAAATTGCATTGTTTGTCGTAATATACTTGTATCAAGGTTTGGGGTAGGCTCATTAAGGGTCATTTTCATATTCATTTTTCCCCCAAAATATTGTTTTGTTAATTTAATTAATTCATTTATAATTACTTGAGATGCAATTTTTTTATTTCCTATTGTTTTATCTTTAGCATAATGATTTATTGTGAAATAAATAGCATTATAATATTCAATTTTATCAATTGTGCAATTATCTGTATCGGTTTCCTTTGGTGGTGGGCAAGTTGTCGTTGGAAAATAGGCAGAGGTGTTTGAATTGTATTTAACAACTTTAGCACCGTATTTTGAATTACTTTCTATATATTGCTTATAATCAGCAATGATTTCTTCATATTTATCGGTCAACATATCACACCTCTTTATTATTCTTTAAATAATCCTCTATCCATTTATTCATATTCTTTTCTATTTCAATTTTAGCGAACCTATAAACTTCAAACCCCTCATATCCTCTTGTAAAGTGGACTTTATTGTTTTTAAAATATAACCAACCATCATCGTAATTATTTATATTGTATCGCCATGCTCCATCTTTTGCTCTTTCTGCACCGACAAGACCTGTTCCGTATTCAAATGCCAACGCAATGCTAAATTTACCACCAAACTCTTTTGAATTGCTTTCTACATAAGTATCGTTATATATTACAAATCCATTTTCTAATTTTTCTAGTTTGTTATTGGCTAAGTATCTATCTACTGTTTCGCCAGTAAAAGTTACTCTTCTTTTAGCAACTTCATTCACAGTTTCCAAACATTTTTCTTGAAACCATGTTTGCATATTCACGTTTTTTTGTAATTGAATTAAACTATCTATTTTTTTTATTGTGTTTTCGAGTTCTTTCAACCCTTTTACATCAACTTTAACATTAATCATTATATTTATCGACAGTCATAGTTTTTTTAACTTCTTTGACTTTATATAGTTCCCATTCTTGCGTTCCTATATAATCACTAGCCAAAGATTTTTTAACTTCTTTAATTGCTCCAGTTTTTTTATTAATAACCTTAACTTTTTCCATTTTATCACTCCTTATTTTTAATTATTTCTTCTAAAATTACCATTATTTTTGTATTTTGTGGCCTACAGGCTTTAACAAGATAATTAGCATTATCTCCATTTACAGTTTCGCCATCTGGTGTAGTACCATATAAATATGCCAAATCAAACGGTGATATTCTATCAGCATCAGATATATCGACTAATAACTGAACTACATTGCTTTGTGTCTCACCATATACGCTCATATAAGATTGTAATGTTTTCCAAGTTAATGGTTGATAATTCATATTCCCAAAAAAGAATGGTTTTTCATATTCAACTATTTCATTATTATATTCGTCTAATTTAGCAGGCCTTTTTTTTCTTGCTATATATATGTCTTTTCTAGCATTACTTGTAGTATCTGTTGATATTTGAAAGAAGTCATTATTTATCATTTGTTTCACTTCCTACATATCCTACTCTGCTTTCAATTTCATTTGTTAATGAATAGGATAAGTTAGAACTATCTCTAGTCCAACTTAAACCGTTTTCTGAATAAGATTTTATATTCGCAGAACCTATTAATTTATATAATTCTTCGCAACACCTTAATTGCCAATTGTAATATTTTTTAGGTAATTCATAATCAGAAAAATCTTCATAAGGGTATCTTATGGATAGTGCTATATACTTAGCATCTTCTAGCAATCTAGTTAATGTTTTTTCATATGTTTTTATATCCCCAAAGACAGTTTCTTTATAAAGTATTCTCTCTTTTAGTAATTTTAATTGTTCTTTTACACTATCCATAAGTTTCTCTCCTTTTAAATACTAGTTGCAAATTAATCTTGCAATAGCAATGTTTTTAGGGTTCATTACAATCTTCCAGTTAGCAGTATTTTCTAAATCACTATCTGCTGGTGATATAGGTAAATTTGCCATTGAGAATGTAAATCCGTTAGGGTGAATTGCTTCTCTGTATCTTGTATATAGATATTCAGTTCCACCTTTTTCAGCAGGTTTATAATCAACATCACTTGGTTTTTCAACTGGTGCTGGTGCTCTTAATAATGTTCCTCTACCTAAAATATAAGTAGTGTACTTATTGCCATATACTGGTTGTGTAGTTGTCTTTAATGTAGCACCTACAGTTCCTGTTGTTGATACACTTGGAACTACTGCTTTCTTAGTTACACTGTTCTTTAATGTAGCAGTTATGGTATCAGTTGCTACTGTAAATGTATAATCTGCTTCTGGTCCAGTCTTTGCAGAAAGTAAATTCTTTAATGAACTTGCTTGGTCGTTTTTAGAACTTCCTACAGCAATTTGGTTTCCAGTTGCTCCACTTGCTACGAATGAATATGTTTCATTAAATACTTTAATAGTATCTCCTGCAACACCTGCAGTATCAATTTTAATTGTATAAACGCCAGCAGTTTGTACGCTTACTTCTACTGGTACTTCATCGCAAATTAATACTATTAAGTTACCGTTTCTTCCTACTTTTACATCAAGTTCTTGTCCTCTTGCATCGTTATATTTAAAATACTCTAATACATTAAATTTTGATAAATCATTTGCTACTTTAGAGTGCATTATAGCAAAATCAAACTTGTCAGCATTATCTCCCAATGCTTGAACACAAACATCTCTTAAAGTTGTTAACCCAATTTTGTTTGCTTCAGCAGGTGTTCCACTTGTTGCAGAAATATCCATCTTATGGTTATTCCAATCAGCAAATTCTCCGTCTGCTTCAATACCAAGAATAGCATTTAATATACCAATAACTCTTGATTGTACTTTTTTACCTTTCCATTTATTAATTCTTGCTAAAATATTACCCATTGGGTCAGCACCTGTAAAATCATTAACGAATATTTGTGCTTTCCATCCTTTAGCACGACCATATACTACGCCACTTTGTGCTCCGTCTTCATTGTCATCTGCTGGAATATCAGTTTTTCCATCATAATTTACTTCATCGCCCTCTATATCTTTGTAGAATGGAATTGTGAAGTAATTGCTTCCACCTGCTATCATACTTGCGATTTCAGGGCTTTCAACCATAACACCACTATTTAATAACACTAATGATGTAGGGTCTAATTCACTTGCCCAACGGTTATTAAATAATTCTTCGTCATAATGAAATCTTAATGAATATTGTGTGCTATTGTCTATGTATTTACTCATTATTTCTCTCTCCTTTTTTATTTTTTATTATACCAACTATGGTATGTGTCTAAGTTTGCATCTTTAAATGCTTTTTGTTCTGTGTATGACAATTTTTCAAATTTTTCTTTCGTCATTGACTTATTGCCATCATCTGCTTCGTTCATATCAGGTTTTAAGTTCTTTTGAGTTAATTCTTGGGTTGTTTTCTTTATAGTTTCTTCCCTTAAATTATCCAATCTTGCTTTTAATTTGTTTGCCTTATCTAAAGAAACATTTTCATCTTCGCCAACCAAACTATCAACGATTTCATCATCAAGGTTCAATCCTGCAAGAACAGTCATAACTTTCGCCTTATTTTTAGTAATTCTACTTTCTCTAAGATTTTTTTCTATTTCTTTTCTTGCTTCTTCCAATTTTTCTTGTTCGGTCATCTTTGATTTGTTTATTTCGTCTAATTGACTTTTGATTTGGTCATAATCACTATATTGTTGCAATTGCTTATCTTTTGTAGCAATTTGTTCTTTTAATGCTTGTTCGTTAGCATGTAAAGTGTTCAATAAATTAGTGATTTGGTCTTCGGTGGCATTTTCACCTAATATTTTCTTAGCATCTTCTCTTGACATACTATCATCTCCTTATCGCAAGTTTTTAACGGAAAACTAACAAACCATAGAGAATATGTATATGCTACATTTGTTATGCACAAATGATAAAGCCTTAATGGTACAGGAAGTAGGACTTGAACCCACAACCGCACGGATATAAGCCGTGAACTCTAACCAATTGAGTTATTCCTGTATTATATGGTTGCACCTCTACGGCTCGAACGTAGGATAAGAGGTTCAAAGCCTCTTGCCTTACCACTTGGCTAAGATGCAATATGGCATAGGTTAATGGATTTGAACCACTATTAATAGTTTTGGAGACTATTGTGTTACCATTACACTAAACCTATATGGTGGCAGAGACGAGAGTTGAACTCGCTATTTATGGGGTATAAACCCATCGTGGTTATCCGTTCCACTCCTCTACTATGGTTGGAAAGACAGGATTTGAACCTGCAACCTCTTGGTCCCAAACCAAATGCTCTACCAAATTGAGCCACTTTCCAATAAATGGTGCTGAATGAAAGACTTGAACTTCCAACCTTTTCCTTACAAGGGAATTGCACTACCATTGTGCTAATTCAGCGTTATAAGGGAAAATTATTCCCCTTGATTTTGTTTTTCAGTTGTATCTTGTATTTTGTTGTTTTGTTCTTGCACGTTTTGGATGCTTTTGGCATCCTGTATTTGCTTTTGCAATTGTGCTTTTTCTTCAAGTTTTTTCTCATACATTTCTTGAAGTTTTGTAACAGAAACTGGGTCTGAAAATAATCCAACAACCTGATTTCTAACTTCTGGTGGTATCTTAGCGTTAGCCAAAGTTTGAAGTGCCTGTGATTTTACTAATAAATTATCGCTTAAATCACGACTAAATTTGCTTTCTATATCACTTACTTTCAAAGTTTTGATACCACTTTGTGCTGTATTTTTGCAAATCTTTAATATTACTTTTAAAGAATTTCTATCGCATTTTTTAAATGCTTTCTCTTCTCCCTCTACTCGTACACTAGCACTTGTAAATCCTTGCCCAGTAAGAGTAGCCTTGCCAGTTTCAGCATTACTTATTTCGCCATTATTACTTGCTTGTGGAACACTCAATATACTATGAACTGCATTTAATTTTCTTAAATAGAAAATCTGCGTATCTAGTGATTTCAACCTAGATTGCAACACTTCTACTTTTGCTTGCTTTTGCTCTGTTGATTTTATAGATACAGCACCATATTCTTTTATAGCGTCCATTGCTTCTTTGTCAACTTGTGCGTTTGTAAATACCATGATTGAATTTACAAATTGCTCTATATCATCTAAGTCAAGATTTTCGACATAATTTATATCATCAAATATGTCTTTTACCAACTCTAAAAAGCCCATTCTTTCTCTATTCATGTAATATTCGGTAATTATGTGTAAATTTAAGATTATTGGTTCTTGCTTATTATCTATAAATTGCCATTCACCATTTTTATTATTTACTACAAACTTATTTTTTCTTGTATATATGGTATATTCATCATAATATCTTTCTTCGTACTTAGGGTCTCCTGTTTGAATATCCAATTGTGTATCTATGTATTTTTTGCTTGTTTTTATATATGATAATAATTGTTCATGTGATATTGAACTAGAATAAACAACTTCCGTATTTTCAGCATCACAGTTTATTAATTCAAATGGTGCTTCGTCATCTTCATTCATAGGACTACCATATGTATATCTAAAACCACGACCACAAGTAAAAATATCTTCGTATATTTCTTGGTCTAACCAATCTTTATCTTCATATACATTATAATTATTTAATTTTGTTATTTCGTCATTGTTGACATCATTAATTGGAGCATATTGTATAGGCTTACCTAACAAAAATGTTTTTTTCCAATCACAAAAAGCAAACGCCCAGTTTTCAACGCTTTTATTGTTAATATCTGTTCTTGTTTTCTTTTCTTTATTTTTGATGTCTTGGTCTCCGTATAAATAATTTCTTAAGTATATAGTTTCATTATAATTATTGGTGTGAATTGTTTCACTATTTACTAAAATATCTAATATGATTTCTTTTTGTCTTTTTATGTCGCTTTGAAGTATTTCTTCTTCTGTATAGTTTGCATAGATAGTCGTTCTTCCCATCGTTTTCATATTCCACACCCTTTATATTTTTTTACGATTATATTTATACCATATTACAAATTATAAGACAAATTTTACATGAATTGACGTATGCCTATTAATGGTTGTGCTTTTTGAGATACAGTATTCTCCATAACTATCTCTAGGCAGAACCCTGCAATACTATCAGCACCATCATCATTACGGTTTCTACCTTGTGTTGTGTATGTTGTGGTATTTTCCATTAATCTACCCAAATCCGTATTGATACCGTATAATCCTTTCGCAGGATATATAATGTTTTTAGTCATGTTTCCTTGTGCCAATAATATTCTTTGGTCTTTAGGCATCTTATTCCATTTTTCTTCTATTATGCACCAAGTTATTCCTCTGTTCTTTAGCATTTTTTCTATTTCATTAGATAATCCGTCTTGAACATTAGCCTCTATTACTAATTCGATTATATGGTTTTGTTCTATTTTATCCACTATATCATCATATAATTCGGTTGTTGCAGTTTTAGTAAACAAAGCATCTATTAATTCCCAACATTCGCCATTATATTGAAATATCGGCATAGAAAAGAAGTCTTTGCCACTTTTCCTATTAGCATCTATATAGGCTTTGCAATATCCATATTCGTTTTTAGGTTTGATGCTGTAAGTCCTTAAATTACCATAATCAAATGGTAACCCCTCGGGTGGTATAGGATTTTGCATAAAATTACATTCCCATAAATAAGTAGGCAACTTCCTCTTTTTATCTTGCAGTTCAGTAGTTGATGCTATTTCAGGGCAATTACTAGAACCGTTTTCATCTAATGCTGGTACTTTGATTATTACTACCTTGCCATCTTTGCTTACTTCTGTAAAACCAAAATTAGGGTGCTTAACAAATTCTTGCTTTGCTTTTTCTTGCTCTATAACCTGTGTCATCAAGTCAAATGGAGACCATATAGTACCTGCCAGTACAAATTGCTTAGGATAACCTTTTGCAGTTCTTTCAGTCCATACAGTTTCATAATCAATAAACAATCTCCTATTCAAGTTCATATCCAAACTTTCATCAGGGTTTTTATACATGTCATCGCAGAAAGTGGAATAATAACTACGGAAACCTACAACATTACTGTCTCTTGATTTTGCCAAATAACTACATGCCTTAGTATTGCCTTTAATTTTCCATTCGCCATCAGTTGCTTTTGTAAATAATCCTTTAGGGTCTTTTCTATAATCCAAGTCTTCGAACACATTCCCATATTGTTCTGTCATAATTATATTCATAATAGTTCTCGACATTTGTTTTACCAAATCATCATTTGAACAGATAGATAAGAATGTCCCATCATGATTAGTTCCTATTCTAAATGCACAATATTGAGCATATGTGTAAGTTTTAGCCCAACCTGATGGTAAATTGACTATTAATGTTAAATCTTTTTTGTTCCAGCACATATAATTTAAATAATAAATGTAACCATCTAGTATTTTAATTCTTGGTTCAAATACCTTTATTGGCATATCCCATTCGTAATAAATCAGCCAATGCAAGAAAGACATTTTGGCACAAAGTCTATAACTTTCTTTTAGCATTTCCAAATACTTTGATTTTCTCTCCATATTATCATCTATTGCAATTAATAAATTTAATAGAGGAATATATCTCTTTATCATGTTTTCTCCGCATTGATAAAAGTTATCTTTTGTATATATATGGTATATATCATAAGCATCTTTCATTAAAGTTGAAACATCTTCAAATGGTATTTTTTTACCATATTTGTACCTAAAATTATTTTCCAATGTAGTTAATATTTCATTCAAAGTATATAGGTATTTATTGTTTTTCATCAATAATCACCTTTTTTGTTTTCTTGTCATCCAATTCCTTAGTCTTTTTATTAAATTTTTGAATTTCAGCCAATCTTTTATTAATCTCATTCAAATCAACATTATTCGCTTTTGCTGTTATATTTACATTTACTTTTGGTTGTTCTTTCTCCACTATTTGATTTTCTACCTTTAATCTTGACATAGTTGTTTTTTCGTTCAATAATTTATTTTGAGCCAATTCAAAATTGCTATTCATCGTTTCATCACATATTTTATTACATAATGTAAGCATGTCATCATCACCGTTTGTTTTATAAGAATTAAACGTAGTAAGTGTTATGCCTGCAAATTTACAAAAATGTGATAATGTAGGGTTAAATGGTGCTATCCACATATTTACTTGTTCTATTAGATACATATATAAATCCCACACTATTGATAATTTTTCTGGTGTATATAATGGTACTTTAGTATGCACAGGATTAACAGTCTTGAAAAAATAAGTTGAAATTAAATATGGATTAACAACTTTCGTTTTGTTACCACTTCTATCTACTTTATATCTTACATAATTGCGTTGAAAATCGTCCAATTTAAGTACCATTTCTTCTTTTTTATTTTCTACTAACTCAGGAAGATTATCAAGTGTTGCATCAGCATAAAATTTTTCTAATGTGCTGATTTTTTCTCTCTCATCCAATACTTCAAATGCTTCTTCTGCTATTTCTTTTCTTTTTCTGCCCATTTTACCATCTCCTATCGTTGAAAATATACCATAATTTTGTCTTTTAGACAATTTCATGTTATTATGTAATCATAAGGTAGGTCAAAATATGAACAATAAATTTATGGAAGAATTAAGTAATTTAGAATTTAAAAAAAGATTTTTGTTTCGTATGTTAGATATAACTAAAAATAACGATATAAAAGATAAATATTTCAAACAATTAAGCGAAGTAGAAGACAAAATAGTAGAAATCAAAAAGAAAATAAAAGAGTATAAGGTGATGGCTAATGGAAATAATGATACCAATTGCTCCAAGAACTAAAAAAAATTCACAAAGAATAGTAGTAGTTCATGGTAGACCAATGATTATACCTAGCAAATTATATAAAGATTATGAAAAAGATTGTGGTAAATATTTGCCTGATGTAGTTGAGCCGATAAATTATCCCATTAATTTAAAATGTGTGTACTATATGCCAACAAGAAGAAAATGCGATTTAAACAATTTATTAGAAGCGACTACTGATATGTTAGTTCATTACAAAATATTAAGTGACGACAATTATTCTATAGTAGCATCTCACGATGGTTCTAGAGTATATTACGATAAAGAAAATCCACGCTGTGAGATAGAAATTAAAAAACTAGATGATTAATCTAGTTATTTTTTTATGGAGGAGCGTAAGAGAATTGCACTCATGCTCGAGGTGTTGCAGACCTATGCCTTACTACTTGGCTAACGCTCCATCAAAAGAAGAATTTAGTCTTCTTTTGGTATATTGCAAAAATATTGATATATTTTGTCTTCAACGCTATCTGCGTCATTCAACCATAATTTTGTCATTTTTGCATACATTTCATCATTATCGTCTAATATCTCATGGTAATCATTATATAACGAATTAGCGACTAAATAAATATCACTTACATTATGTCTTATAGAATAATTTTCTTTCATCATCTTTGCTTCATCCATAGAGTAATGTTCTCCATATGGTTTCATATGTTCTACTATTTCTATTGCTTTATCTTCTAATATAACATTGCCATACGCCAATTCATATAGTTCTTTTTTGTATTCTTTGTATAATTTTGGCTTTTGCTCTTTTAAATCACATATTAATTCATCTAACATGTCATTTAATTTATACATATCTTGAATGTCGCCTCTATCTATAATTTTAACTAGCATCTCTTTTACTTTCATTCTTTCTCTCCTTTCAACAATTTAATTATTGTTTTATTTTGTTCAATAATTTGTGCCAAATATTTATCATTTTGCTCATTTAATATATCATCTTGTTGTTGCAAATGTTTGTTTATGTCATCATTTGATGTTTGCTGTTGGTTTAATTGCAAATTTTGTATAGATAATAAATAACTAGCAATAGATATAATATTCAGAATATCATAATTCCACGGCATTTGTGTATTATTGTTCATATACGTTGTTTTTTAAGTTATTCAAGAGTTACCCTAGTCTTTTTATGATTAATGATGCGTTTTTAATAGTAGGTACTTGAGTTGCAGTAGTACCACTTGTTGCTAAAGAACCAACAGTTATTGTTGTAGAACCATTACCACAAATTCTAATTAATCTATTAGCAGATACATTCCCATAAGTATTAGCAGTAGCAACTGTATAATCCATTTCAGTACCACTTAATAACTCGCCATTGGCTTTAATTCCTAAGGCAGTAGCACCAGCAGTGGCAGAAGTTACATTTGTATTAAACATAATTTCATAAATACCTGCTTCTGTTATTTGATATTGAGTGCTACCTGCTGAATGATTTAGCCAGCCACCACACACACAGTTTGCTGACCTCGTTCTAACGGTTTCTCCACTAAATGGTATATTTGATGTGTTATTTGCTAATAAAAGTGCTGTTTCTTGAACTGAATTTATCATATATTTATCATTCCTTTCTTCAATTTTGCACAATATTTTGAAAATATTGTGCATTTTTAAAAAGATAGGTTTTTAAGCCTATCTTTAATTTGGTCAAATTCGACCAAATTGCAATTCTCTATAATTAGAGTTCCTATAATAGGCTTATGCTTAGATTATTGTAGTGTTTCCGCATCCACTGCATCCATTGTATGGGTTATATAAACTCATATATGGAGAACCAACAATATAACTTGGAGTAGGGAATGGTCTAACACTATTAGTGATTTGTGTTGCTAAATTTGAACCAAATAAAGCAAGATTTGAAGTATTAACTTGTTCTCTTAATTGGTCAATCTTATCTTGTTGGATAAGGTCAATTATCTTTTGAGTATTTGCTAATCCCTCGGCTCTTAAGTTACAGCAACATTCAGCCATTTGAGCAGATAATGTTTGAGTTTGTAAAGCATTATCATAACGGTTTTGCAAGATTTCTTTTTGAGTAGAACAAGCGTTTTGTGAACAATTAAATCTATTTTCTAATACTTGTGTTCCCAAATCATATTTAGTTTCAAGTACATCTCTTTGAGTTTGGCATCCAGTTGTTGAAACATTTTGGTTAGTGTTGAATATATCTCTTTCTAAGAAACGAGTGTCTATATCGGTTTCTAAGCCATTGTTTCTATTGAAACCATTTCCCCAAAAAGCGAATAAAATTATAATTATCCAAAACCATGCTCCATCGCCATATCCGTAGCCATCATTTGCTCTTGAATAGTCCATAGTTGGTATAATTCCTGTTGTATTCATTGCTTCCATTTATTTCACCACCTCTCTTTATTCTTTTTATATATCAAACCATTTTCCTCTTAACAGGAAAACGATAGATACCTATTTCATATTTTGCATTTGTTGTAATATATTATCAGGTACACCATATTGTTTAGCCTGTGTCATTATTTGTTGCATTTGGTTATTGTCTACATTTCCCATCATTTGTTTCATCAAAAATTGGGGATTAACTCCATTATTCATTGCTTGACTAATTTGACTTGCCATTTGGGGATTTTTTGTTTGCAACTGCCCCATTAACATTTTCATTAACATATTGTTCATTATTCTTCTTCTCCTTTTCTAACATATTTATTTTAGCCATTAATTCGTTGATTTTAAGGTCTTTTTCATCTAACTCGATAATTTCCTTTAGTTCGTATGTTTTCACGTCTCCTGACGCATTTTTAAGCCACATAGTGGTATATTCTTTATTAAGAAATATTGTATCTGCAAAAACTAACTCTTTTTTGACATCTTCAATAGTTCCAGCATATCTTATACCACCTGAATTTTGGTTTGGGGCTAATTGAAAATTTTGTGTAATAGGAGCAGGTTGGTGTTGATTTTGATTTACTATTTGCATTTGCCTATCTATTCTATCTCTCATATTTTGCAAATCTTGCATATACATTTGATTATTATATGGATTATAAGCGTTATACATTATTATCATCTCCCAAAATAAAAAGGAAATAGATTATACTTCTCAAACTATGTTTTAAATAATTCTAATAAGTTCTATTTCCCTCTTTCTGTAAATGTTTCCTTTGCAAAGTAAAGTACTTTCTATTTACAGTTTAATCATACAACAAAAAATGAACTAGAAATTATCTAGTTCATGTCTAATTATTGCCATCTGCATATTTCCATATATAATAAAAAATAAGATAAGTCAAATTATCTTATTTATTTTATTTTTTATTTTCTTTATTTCTCTACTGATAGTACTTTCACTGCAATTTTCTAGCATAGACATTTTAGTAATGCTATATTCTTTTATTCTATATTCAAGTATTCTTTCTTGAAATTCATTAAGATATATTTTAGATTTTATTTCTTCAACTTCTGATTTTGTAAAATCGTATTTAATCATTTTTTCTTTCCTCTGCCAGAAATATAAGCACCACACTCCTTGCAGTGTATTTGCCCCTTGCTATCTTTATATGTTTTTGATTTTCTAAACTTTTTAGTTGTTTTAGTTGTCTGTTTTATCTTCCCCATTAATATCACCTCTGTTTACAATATTACCATTTATAGTATCAAAATCAGTAATTTCTTGCGTATTCTCTTCGGTGATAGTTCCAATGTCATTAAGAACGTAAACAAGATAACCAATAGTTATAAACCACATTGTTAAAATGACTAATATAATTGTAAACATTCTTTTATTTTGTTTTTTTTGGTCTTTTAGTAGTTCCATAGCGAATGATTGTTCTTGCATTTGCTCCACTTCTTTCTTTATTTCCATAAAATCATCTTTTATACTCATTTTTATCCACCTATTGATGATATTCTCGAACATGGTGTTGTAATGCTTCTTGTATTTTTTCTTCTATTTCCTTATCGTACCCATCTAATTTGCTGTCTATTTTATCAAGTTTTTTAAGTATTTCTTTTATTTGTGTGTCTAAAGCCCCCATTTTATAGTTGGCATCACCACTTTCTTTACTACTTTTGTCTTTTCTGCCTATTGAAAAGTTTAGTATAACAAATACCATAGATAATATACTTAATACCGTTGCTAAATTAAATTCCATATACCGATGCTCCTTTTTTCCTTTTTTCACCATTAGAATACCACACAAAAAGGAATAAGTCAAATTTTTTTGCTAATTTTTATGCAAAGTTTTCCATCTAGTTCTTTTGTCTTCTCTGCCCTTTAAATCTTCTCTAAATTCAATTAATTTGCGGTAAGACCTATCTAATTCTTCTCTAGATACTTTGCTAGTACATATATATTCCCATGTATTTGATTTTATAGGATTATCTTTAAAGTCTTTTAATATGGATAAATGGCTGAAAAAATACCATTTATATATCTCTTGTTGGTCTCTTTGAAGTCTATTGAATTTACTTTTTACATAGTCTATTTTTAAATATAGTTCATCATAATTAATGAACATCATATCTTCCATAAAATTTATCATAAATCTACTCTCTCCTTAATATATTCTCTTTTTATTAATAATATGCCTTTTTTATTTCTATCGTTCTTATGCTCTCTTTCAAATTTTAACAATAGTTGTCTTATATTTTTTAAATTTTCTATATCTAAATGTCCCTTTATGTTCATATCTATCATTTCTGACGTTATCATTCTAAATGTATAATCGTCTATTCTTTGTATTAAATGAAGATAATCATGACTTGTATTTTGTCTTAATATAGCACCATTCCAATATAAATAGCCATCTCCCAATCCATTTGCCTTACATTCACATTTTGGCACAATAAGATGGTGAAAAGACAAACTTTCTTTTCTACATACTTTGTATGCCATAAAGTCATACCTTAATTTCATTATTTTGAAGTTTTTAATTATTTCATTAGTTACTGGTTTCATATTCTCTCCATATAAAACAAAAATAGGGCGAATATTCCTATCCACTCTATTTTATTATAGTCATTGCTACAATTAGATTATAGCATATATTATTTTTATTGTCAAGACATAAAAAAAGAAATACATAAAGAGTGGTTTATGTATTTCCCATTATAGAAAGGAGGTTTATGGACTTTTTTTGTTCTTCTCCATAACCAATTATATTATATCACAATATCTATTATTTGTCAAGTTTTATTATTTTTTCTTTTGATTTGCTTTAATTGCTCGCATTTGTTTTACTGCATCGGCTCTCTTCTTATATATTTTTCCTGTTTTTCCGTAGCGATAGCCACCTTTTACTTTATTTATTGGCATTATATCACCAATCCTATGAACATTATATCATAAAAAAAAGAAAATAGCAAGATTTTGCTATTAACATTTAGATAAAACAAGGGGCTAGGTAAATTACAATTTCAATCGCCAAAAATGTAATAGTAGTATAGTCTAAGACTAAGCCTAAGTTATGCTGAACGCCCCTTTGTGGACCAATAATATCAAACAATACTCTTTTTTATGCGTCTTAACCACTTGACTATCAACCTTTGTTGGTTGAGTTGGATTTGAACCAACGTATACATCCATGAATAGGATTTTTTTTGCTGAATGAGTATTTATATTAATGTATAATTTTGTAACTTCAATTAGATTATAGCATATTTAATCATTAAAGTCAATATCTTTTGCATATTTTTCTAATATTTTATCAATATATGTAGTCATATCAAAGTTATTTTCTAATAATTTCAATGTTTGTAGGTTATATCCACTTAAATAAATATTTCCGTATTCATCAAATTCAGGCACAGTTTTTGCTCTATCATTGAAGTTCCACCAAACAATCTTTGTATCTGCTCCTGCTTTCTTAAATAATTCCATAGTCTCTTTTTTAGATTGATTAGAACCATAATCAAATTCCATATCAGTTAAAACTATTAAGTATTTAGGGAATTTTTTTAATCCTTTTAAAATCTTCATTACTTTTCCAAAGTCTGTATTAGAGCAATCTCCTGTATATAATGAGTTATATTGTTCTTTTAGTGTTTCACCTCTTATTGTCATTAAATAAGGGTTAGAACTAAAGCAAATTACTTGATTTGGTGCATATGTACTATGTGTAGCAATAGCATGTGCTACAGACATTGCTTTTACTCCAATATCGTTTGTGTTATTCCAATTAGGTTTACTACTATAAAAGTAATTATACATACTACCACTAGTATCTAATATAACAATAGCATCCATTTCTACACCTATTGTAGCATTTTCTACTATTTTCTTGCCTAATATATCAGCATTTTCATTATCATTCTTAGAAACCGTTTTAAAAGCATCATGAACATTGGCTGTTGATACATTTATTTTAGCCTTATCTTCTTTTACTTTTTGCATATATTCATCAAATCTAGGTTTAATATCTTCTCTTTTACTAAAGCAATTAAGGTATTTAGCCATTGCTAGACTTGGTACTTGTTCAAAATTTATTGTATCTACTAAAGGATGTGTATATTCTTCTTTATTAAACACTTCATTTAATGGTGTTCCATCTTGCTTTTCTGCATAACTTAGTTTATATTCTGTAGTATCTGTATTTTTAATTAATTTACGGTATTCTTTTTCACTAATATCCCATTCTTCGCATAATGCTTTAGCAATCTTCTTATCCTTACTAGATAATCTTGGCATCCATTTCTTTGCTAAATTTGTATTCATCACACTCATATATAAAAATCTCAAGTTATCATCTGTAGGAATATGCCATAAATCATCATATCTTCCTGCTAATACTATATTTTTAGAATTTACTTCTGATAATCCCATTAATTTTCTCCCTAAATCTCTTCTTCCTAAGCCATATCTAGGGTCTCTTACAAACATGCTGAATAGTTTTTCTTTCTTACTATTCCCTATTTTTACTTCGTCTAGGTGTTTTTCAAAGTATGGTGTCATAAAAAATAGGTCTGTTAGATTATTTCCTGTTGTTTTATACGATATATCACCATTCTCTGTCTTTTTTGTGTTCATCATCTTTTCTAGTTTATTCATATCTTATCTTTCCTTTCTTTAAAAAGGGAAAGGAAGTCTCTTTTACAAGGCTTCCTAGCACAAGATACACAACACACGATTTATTACTTTTCTGTTAATATCGAAAAAACTATGTAATATAAAACCTTTTGCTGAAATGTTTCAGCCACAACCTATAGTTGTCTGTTAATGTTAAAGTATATCCATTTACTTTCTTAAATCTCTTTTGCTGTATTCGTGTGTTTATTGTTTTTTTGTATCTTGCACCTGTTTTTCCTCATCTATGGTTTCATTATATCACAGTATAAGGGGTTTGTCAAGTATTTTTTCGCTAGGGGTTTAGTAGGGGCTTAGTAGGGGGTTTTTGTGTTTCATATAAGGGGTTGGGGTAGGTCTTTAGGTGTGTAAAACTATATTTATGGACCTAGACAATACAAGCATTTATGTATTTTATCCAACACAGTGTTGTTTATTTCTACATTTGTAGTTTATCAAACAAGTGTTCAATAAAAACTATTTATATTATATATATTTCTATTTTACTCAATATATTAGTAAGTATAATATATATTACTATATATAGTAATAGTTAATTAAGTATATGTACATATATTAGTAGTATATATGTAGTATAGTATATACTACAAAAAGAGTAGTACTAATATTATATATATACTATATTAGAAAAGTTATTAATTAGAATAGTATATAAAAAAGAATAGTATATATATTATAATAGTAATTAAATAGATATATATACTATACTATGTATTAAAGAAAGAAAAAGTAATATAATAAGAAAAGTATTAAAAAAAGATATATTATTATATAAGTATTATAAAAAGAGAAGTATTAAAGAAAGATTATATAATAATAAAGTAAATAATTAGATAGTATAGTATATAAAGTAAATAATAAGAGAAGTATAATAAGAGAAGTATAATATTAGAGTAGTTTAATAGTAAATATATGAAGTATAGTAGTAAATAGATAGTAATTTAATATATTTATAGTATATTTTAGTATATTTTACTTAAATAACTAGTATAATATCAATTTTAACTATATTTATTTTAATTCTAACGAATATTTACTATATATCTAGTATAAATTATCATTATTTTAAAAAAGATGCGTCTATGGGCTTTAAAATGGCTTTAAAATGGATAATTAGTATTTTATACATAAAATATCAATGTTTTTATTAAAATATCAGTGAAAAAAGAATATTACAAAAAAATATCGTTGTTAAGCCTTATAAAATAAGGGTTTATGTTAAAAGTAGTAAAATTTTAAAAGAAATTGTTATTATTTGCTTGACATATGATAAAATTAATGATATCATTTAGTTAGTCAAGCGAAAGAATGAAAAAAGTTGACTAGAAAGGAGTTTCAAAAATGAATACAAAAATATCATTCCAATTTACATTTGATGACTACTTAACCTTTTGTAAAATACTGAATAAGAAACCTAGTATTTACAAAAATTTGATAGAATATAAAAAGTTCTTGAAATACTTAGAAAGTCATTAAATAAAAAGAAGTTTGCTAGTATCTTCTTAAAAACTAGCAACTTATTATAGAAAGAAGAGATTAAAAAATGAAAAAACAAGTTATAGAAAAATTTGAAAAAAAGTACTATTTATTAGGTACTAGAAAAGAAGATAATAAAAAGGTATGGTTAGAAGAAGGGCATTTCGATTGCAATTGGTATTGGGGAACTGGATACGTAGAAATATTTAATACAAGCTATACAGACATAGAAGAACACACACATTTTGACAGTTTATTTTTAGAAACAAATATATATGATAGTTTTAAAGACTATTTTAAAGAAACAACACTATGCGATAACGAAATATGGGTTATATTAGAATTAATGAAAACTATCTATCAACTAAGGCATACAAGCGATACTATACATCAAAAAGGCTCTTACATAACCGAAAGCAACACTGAAAAACATATATTTAACGAAGATATTTACAAAAAAATGTATGATAAAATAAACAATGAAGATATACCGAGATTGTTAGAAGAAGTTTATAAATTGCTAAGAGGTGAAGAAAATGAGTAAAGTAGAGCAATTTTATGTGAAAAATCAATTTATTATTGAAAATGATGATGAGATTACGTTTCAAAGTTATAATAGCACAATAGCAATATATGACAGAAAAAATTGTTTGCTTACATTAGGCAGAAACTGGGATTATTCAACAACTACAAGAAAATATTTATATATGTTCATTAATGATTATACATATATCAAAGACGAAAAAGAAAATTGTTTCATAGACTATAAATTGAACAACACAGCAAACAAAAGAGCATATATCCAAAAATTAATTGATAGAAAAGTTATTAATTATAGTGAGGAGTTGTATTAAAATGATAAAAAATTTAACTATATTAAGAAGAGATTATTTAAAAAGAAGTTTCAAAGGTGGTTATTTCTCAAATACAAGTGATTATGTTATGCTTGAAAATTCAACAGACTTGCAAATAAATAAAAAAATTGATGAATTGAGCAAGACTTACAGAACGCATCTATATTATGCTTATAAGAGATGGATATTTACCAAAAAAAGTGATGTCAAAAATTTCATTAAATACTATATAGACAATAAAAATAGTATAAGAGAGTTAAAACAATATGAAAATTTAGTAATTGAATTAATTAAAAATATCTAAGGAGTGAAAAAATATGAAAGTAAAAAGTAATAATAGTGGATATTGTCCTTTCTGTGGAGAAAATTATTTGGAATATGGGGAAGTTAAATTTGATGGGGAAATGTGTTATTTTCCTTGGAAATGCTTAACTTGTAAACATGAGGGCAAAGAGTGGTACTCTTTAGAGTTTATAGGACATAACGTTATAGACGAAAACGAAAATAATATAGAACTTGATAATAGTATGATTGAGGAAAAATAGAGATGGAAGAAAAAAGGGAAATTGCTAGATTATTAGCAAAAGAGACATTGACAAAAAAGGAAGTGTTTCTACTTGAACTATATAACGCAAAAATTAAAATATTAGAAAATAAGAAAAAGTTTAATTACGATGATAAAATACTTTATAGTAATGTGATTGTCAGAAAATAGAAAGGATGATAAAAAAATGAAAATGTTAGATTGTGAAAGTTTGAATAAAATTAAAAATTATTTTGTATATGGTACATTAATGTATTATGAATGTAGTTTAATGGAGATGATAGATAGTGTATATTGTTATCATAACTACGGTAATGATTATGATAAATACTTAAAAAATGAATATATAACAGATTATTATTTAGATACTTCATATTGTCACGGTGCAAGATTAACAAAAGATATCGTTGAAAGAATAGTAAAAGATAGAGTTGATTATTTATGTAAGTATGCAAACATTATCCATAATGTCGATATTGATAATGAGGGTGTTAGATATAATCATTTAGAATTTAGGGAGAGTGAATAGATATGTATTATAAAAGAGTGAATAAAAATAATAATAAAGAAATGTTTGATTTTTTAAGGAAACATTTTAGATATTATACTTTGAATAATTGGAATGGTTTAAAAAGTATAGCAAATAACGTAAAAATTTACAACATTGATGAATTTAAAGGGATAAAAGACAAAGTTTTACAAGTATTAGAACAAGATAATTATAATTCTATAAAGGATGAAATTAAGGTTTGGGAGTTTGAACAAGCACACTGTTGGAATGTTGGTGTTAATGGCAGAAATGGTGGTTATTTAGTATTATATAATAATGATAATTATTGCTCTGTGTTAGATGATTATATAGAAAATAATGATAACTACGAAGATTTTTTACAAGATATTAAAAATAGCAGTTATGGTGCAATTAAAAATTATCATTATAGATTAGTGCAACAAGTTGAAATAGTACAGATGTTCGATAAATTATGTGATAAATTGGTGCAAACATGTTTATATTTAGTTGATATGCAGAATATAAAAGAAAGCAAAGAAAGTGAGTAAGATTAAAGATGATTAAAATATTATATCAAGAAATAAATTATGGCAATATGGTTGAGTTGTTTTACGATAAAAGCAAGAAAAATTATATCTTAATTATAAATAATAAAAAAATAATATTAAATAATAGAGGGAAGTGTGTTTGACAATGAAATATAAAATATTGGATAATGAAAAAATAGTAGATGAAACATATTTAAGAAAATTATTGTTTGAATATGAATTGGACGATATTATGGATAATAGAGAAGATTATTTTAATGGGGTATATGATATTGAAAGTCAATGTAATATGTTAAAAATAGCACAACAAGGAGAATTTGACGTAGTATTATATTATTTATCTACTAATTGGGGTGTAGATGTAGAAGAGATAGAGGAGATGAATTAAAATGAAATATGAATTAAAAATTACAAAAACTTGGTATCCAAAAAACGATACTTCAATATATTCATATGGTACGCTTGACGGATTATTAGAAGACTTAAAAAAATGGATAAAAGACGATAGGATATCAAAAAATGATATTATTAGAATTGAAAGGGTGTTTGAAGATGAAAACTAAAATTAAATATACACTTTTAAAAAGAAATAAAAAATATAATTATAAAGTATATGAAGAGCAACGTTATGATATTATGAGTGGATATATATACTCTTATGTTATAACAGAATATAACACTGATAATACTATTATGTCGGAATTGATTAATTGGTGTGGAGTTGAGAAAATTATAAAAAAGTTAGAGGGCGAAGAAAATGACATTTAAATTAAAAAATGCTTTATTAGAAGAGTTTTCTTATTGGATAGAAAATCAAGAATTGACAGAAGAAATGTTTGATAAAATAGACAAGTTAAATGTAAAAGACAAGGTTAAAATTGTAGACTTAGTGATAAATGATGAAGAATTGACAGAAGAAATTTACAAATGTTTTAATTATTATTTATATCATTATTTAGAGGGTATAAAACATGAGCAATAGAAACATAGATATATTTATAAAAATATGTAATGAAAAAGGACTTGCATATGCTTTTAAAGAGATAATTGCATCAAATTGTATCAAAGATATGAATATTTACAAGTTATTTTATAATATATATTTTCAATTGTATACAAAAAGAGAAAGACATAAAAATTTTGATGAGGAGTTGCAACAATGCTTGCAATCAATAAATTGTGAATTGATTGACAATAAGGTTGTGAAAGTAGCATGATAATATTAATAGTGATAATAGTATTTGTAATATTTGTCAAGTGGACTTTAGAGGGTGGCGGATATAAAAAATAGACTAGAAATAGTCTATTTTTGTTGCATCAAGGCAGTATAATTAAGATAATGCTATTATTAATGCAAAATTGAGTGCCTATTCTAAGGCTATTTATTTCAATTTTAACACACATAAATTGTTTGTAGTATATTTATACTAGGAAAACAAAAACAAACGTGTAAAGGGCAAAAAAATAAGCCTAGAAATGATATTGGCAGAAAAGAAAAAGATATATCTATAAAAATATATCTTTTATCTTACATATTATTTAATCAATTGTGATAAAATTACAAACAATGATAACAAACAAAAACAAATAAAAATTATAAAAATAGCACTATATTTTTTGTTTTCTTTCATTGCTTGACTAATAGCAGTAAAAAAAACTTTCATTTTACTTCTTTTCATCATTCACCTTTTTTTCTTTCTTTATAAAAACCTCTAGGTCATTTTTTAAGTTTTCAATAATGTTGTTTTTTCTTCTCAATTGTTTTTTTAAGTCTTCTATAATAGCAATGTTTTTCTCTTTATCAAGTTTATCTTCAAAACCTCTTACCATGTTTTCGTATTCTTCTTTTTCCTCTTGGTACTTTTTTTCTAAATTTTTGTATCTTACTTCCCAACGGATATTTTTTGTTTTCTTCTCAAAACCTCTTGTCAAAAAACCTCTTGCCGATTTTAACTTTTCTATTATTTCCATAAATTATTACCACCATAACGCAAAATGAATTATTTTTAATAAGTCGTACATTTCACCGACTAATTTCGTTACTTTTTTGCCTTTAACACCCCAATAAAAACTTTCATCCGATAAAATATCTGTTATCTCTATTAATCTATTCAAAATTTCAAGTTCTGTGTATTCTTTGTTTCTATATTTATGCTTGTCATATTCCAAGTCAATATATTTGCTAGCATATTTTAGATACGCTTTTAATCTAATATTTAGCCATTTAATTAACGTGTAATCAAGACTATATGTATCTTCTTTTAGCATTTTTTCTTCTTTTTTCTTAGTTATTATTTTCATTATCTTCTCCTATTATTTCTTTATATTTTTGTAAAATTTCTTTTAAAGTATCTAATTTTTTCATTTCTTGCATAGCATTTACATAATCTTCTTCACTATCGTATTCACAGCAATAATTAATACCAGTTCCCTTAGGTTCAATGGTATTTATTTTATCTTCTAAATACTTTATAAATTCTTTTTGTTGGTTTGCGATTTTATTCATTTCTTGTTGATATTCTTTCAAAGTATCTTCTAACCCTTTTTCATAATAATTAGGCTTTGATTGCTCTTTTAATTTTTGATTTTCTTTTTTTAACAACATATTTTCCCAATTAACTTTATCTACTACTTTATCATTATTTTCAGCATTTTCTTTTAAAATTTTGTTTTCTTTTTCTAATCTCTTAACCTCATTTAATACAACTTCTTTTGCTATTTCTTGGCTTTCATTTGTCACCTTTAAACTTGCAACGGTGTTAAAACAAGTATTCAAAAAGTCTTTTTCCTTATCCATTATTTCACTCCTTAAATTCCACTTATTATGTAAGGTCTTTTAAATGCACTAAACCATTTTTTAACTTCATCATCAAATATTAATTTTTTATCATCTCTTCTAATAAAATATACTTTTCTTTTGCTCTTGTTTCCTGCTGGTGTTATATGTTTTTCAATTCTATACATTATTTGATATATAATGCTATCTTTCAACTTCACTTGCCAGTAGAAATAACCGTTTCTCTATTCATTCTTCCACCTCTAATTTTTCCAACCATTGCTCAAGGTCTTTAAACGTAACATAATCTATATCAGTGTTTTTATAATATTCATCAATATCTTTTAAATCGTTTAACATAACATCTTTAACTCTCTTATCAATTAACTCGGGATGTTCTCTTATATAAGTACACGTTTCTTCAGTTATATATGTTTTTCTACCTACGCTATAACGCAAAGCGGATATAATCATATCTTGTAGTTCATACTTTACATCTTTCATTATTTCACCTCTTTTAATACGGTTTTACTATCCGATATAACTTCAAATAGTGCCGTTCTACTGCCACCATTATTATAAGTCTTGGCACCCCATTCTAAGGTTTTAATTGCTTTATCAATGACTTTATGAAGTCGTCTTATTTCATAATCTTGTTTACTTATCATTTCACTTGCTTCTTTGCAATATTCTTGTAATTCTTCTTTATTCATAATCTTTCACAAACCTCCTTATCTCATCTCCTACTTTGACACCTTTTGATTTGCATATGTTTTCAAATCTTTCCCATTCAATATGACTAAATCTTATCGACTTCGATATATCGTAATTTAATGTTTTACCTTTACTTTCGAAGACTTGTTTTTTATTTTTAATTGTTCTTGTAATTATCATCGTCTTTGCCCCCTATAATAATACTAATAAATAACACGCCTAAGCATCCACCTAGTATAAAACTTAATATTCTAATAATCCATTCCATCTTTATCATCTCCTATTATTTTTTTGTATTCTTTTAAAATATTCCTTACTTGAAGTAATTTATTAGTAGTTATTCCTATACTCTCTATATCAACGGTATTTTTTGAATAATATTCTTTTTCTATATATCCTATTGCTTTATTAATAACTTCTTTTTGCTTTTTTATTTGTTTATATAAATCATCAATAGTTAATACACAAATTACTTCATTATAATCAATATATCCATTTGTCTTGTTTTCAACAGGATAATAAATAGGTTTATGCATTTGCTCTGATTTCTGACATTTGAATATTCCATTTTTAGTTTGTACATATACAATATTGTTTTCTTTATCCATATTCTTATTTCTCCTCACTTTCTTGCATAGGCATTATTTTTAAATATTCAATATCGTTCATATTCAAAAGAGTTCCCCAATAACTCATTTCATAATCATAACTTGTTGAAATTTCATTCACCCCAATTAATTTTATAAAATTATCATAAAATTCAATTTTTTCTAAATTATGTCCACCCACTTTACAACCATTTTTTTCTTTATATTCATAAAAATATTTCATACTATTTCTCCTTTAATTTATTTAATTCATCTATCAATTCATTCACTTTTTTATGGATAACATCAAAATTATGCTTTACTATATCGTCAACTATATAATTATCATAATCTGCAGTCATGTTCCCTTTTCTTTTACTATTCATATCCATGAGTAATTTTTCTATCTTCTTATCTTCTTCAATTATTTCTACATAGTCATTTAATTTATACATATCTAAATTATTCCACAAATTATAATCATCATCGAATTGCTTCTCCACATCATATATTTTATAGTCATAACCACAATAGAAATACTCTTTTAAATCATACTTTATTTTTTTAGGCATTTCTTCACCTTTTGAACTTTTATTTAATAAATCTATTATTTTTATTTTCATTTTCTTCACTCTCCTTTAAAAATTTATTAAATTAGCAACATTGTTGCTACATTTATTTTCCGTCTTTTCTAAATCGTGTAAATATATCATAGAAGTTGCTATATTTTTGTGTCTTAATGCTTGCGATACTTCTCTTATTTCACTTCCATTTTGAATAGATATAGTTGCAAAACTATGTCTTAAACTGTGAAAATTGTGCATATCATCCTTTAAATTTGCTTTTTCAAATATGTTATTGGATATTTTTCTGATAGTTTTCGTTGTTATTTTGCCATTTTTATTATTATTGCTAGTGCTAACAAATAGATAATCCTTTATTTTGTATTCTCTGATATATTCAATAATAAGATTGTATATATTTTCAGGGATAATAACAAAATCTTCTTTGTAATCCCTGTCTTTGCCTAATAAATATAGAACTTTCTTACCATTTTTTACTTTAAAGTCTTCAAGTCTTATATTTATCATTTCATTAATTCTTATTCCACAACTCACAGATAATGAAATAATCAATCTTTCTCTCTTATCTTTACAGCAAGACAAAATTTTGTTTATTTCCTCAATGGTAAACGCTTCTCTTAGATGTTCACTCCCCACCTTAAGCAATTTTATATTCTTGGTAATATCTTTCATGATATTTTCGTATTCAAGCCATCTATAAAAGTTTTTAAGGGCTACTAAATAGAGATTGATTGTATTTGGCTTGTTATTAGCCTTTAATTCTTCTTTATAAGTGATTATATCCTCTCTAGTAGGTTTATCTATCCCCTTATCATTTATGTAATTATAGAACTGTTTTAAGGCTCTAAAATAGGTCTTTTCGGTTTCTTTAGATACATCTATAAATTGTAAATATTTGTTAATATAATTTAAGAAATTTACATTATTATATTGCATCTCACCGTCTACTACTTTAATTATTTCCATTTTCCACTCTTTCCTTTCCTTAATTTCAAATATATTGTATCATATAATTAATAATTTGTCAAGCAAATAATTAAAAAAGAAGATTATTTTTCATCTTCTTTTTTAATTTCTTCTGCTAATTCTTTAAATAGTTCATCAGCGATTTCATTTAATGCTTGGCTTATTGCTTTCTTTTTTCTTTTTTGCTCTATAAATGTATTGATTATAGAATAGCCTATTACTATTAAACACATAGTTCCTACTAGTAATAGTGTGCTTTTAAAAATTAAATATAATGTTTCCATCTTCTATCTCTCCTTTCTTAAAATGGTAAATCGGCGTTTGTTATATTTTGCTTTATTTCATCAGCATTCAAATTTCTTTGAAATTCTGCGTAAGCATCATTTTCTTCATGTTCTTTATTTGGTATTATCTCAAATTCAGTAATTAATATTATTGATATTGGATTGTATGGGTCTTTTTTATTTAACCTTAAATTTTCATATCCTTTATGTATTTTAATATCAGTTTGATTATGTAACTCTATTCCCTTTCTGAATACTACTGGTCTATAATATTTGGAGATAGTTCCATCATAATTCTTTTGTGTAATTTGAATACTGTAGTATGACTTATCATCGTGTTGCGTTTTAAATATTCTATATCTCTTATCTGCTACTATTTTATAGCCTACAGAATGATTTTCTTGCTGTTCTTGGCTTAGCGTTTCATTAAAATCGTTCATATTACTCTCCCTTAAATTTATCGTTAGAATACTTTTTTAACCTTTTCGTTAATTCTTCATCTATATCTATAATTTTATTGATATAATAATCAAATTGTTCCTTTGTATTGGTTTCATAAATTTCCCTATGTGTCTTAGATAAAGCATTTAACAAATGTTCAGTATTTACTTGGCTCATTGGTATTTTTTCACCATTCGTCCTTGTATAAAATTTTTCTTTCATTTATTTTGCCTCTTTTACTACTTTCTCAAGATGCTTTTTGGTTTTTACAATATCGTTAAAAGTAATTATATTATACATTTCAATAATAAAGTCATTGTATCTTTTACTATCAATTGATTGGAGTAATGCTTTTTGTCTATTTTTAGGAATATCTTTGTCTAATAACCATTTTCTAATAACACATAAAGCATAACCTATTTTTGCATCAAACTTGTCTTTATCAGAGGTTTTTGCAATTGTTTTATCACCATTTTTCCATAGTATTACTACCGTCTTTTTTTTATCATTTATAATTGTTCTTTTTACATCGTCAACATACTGTAAATAACTGTTAACAAATGTAAAGGGCATTACACTTTCTTTTATGACAATATTACCATAATTATCCTTGCATTGTATGAACATTTTTATCACCTTTTTTCTTATATTCGATGCCATTTTTGCTTAAAAGTCTTCTCAAATTTGCTCTTTCTTTTCTTAGAGCATTACTACATTCTTTTTCTAATCTTAAAAATTCATCACTATCACCTAATTTTATCTTCAAATCAGCAATTTCAAAGGCTTTTTTCTTGTTATCTTCTATTAATATTAACTTTTGGTCATTTACTATTTTGTATTGGTCTTTTTGATATTCTAACTCAAATTTGTAATCATCTAATGTATCATTAATTTCTTTCCATTTCTTATTACTAATTATTCTCATTTTCTTCCTCTTTCTCCTTTTCAATCATTTTATCTACCTCTTTTTCGGCTTGTTCGCTACACTCATCTTGAAATTTGTCTAAATCTTCAACAGACATTCCTATTGCGTTGGCTAATCTTAATATCATTATTCTATTAGCCATTACAGTAGTTCTTAAATTAATGTTTTTCATCGGTATCTCCTTTTCTTTTATATTTTATTTCAAATGATATGGTATTGCCCAATTCATCATTCGTTTCTAATTTAATGTAGTCCATAACTTGCATTAAGTTTTCTTTTATAATTTTTTTATCTTTTTCTATCTGATTAAACAATTTATCTATAAGTTCTGGCTTTTTCAATCGTTATCATCTCCAAAATTCCTATTTGATTTGTGAACAAAGATATATTTACTATTATCTCCCATATTTTCTATTAAAAAGTTTGTGGCTTGCTCATAACTCAAATGTGTATGTGAAACTCTATTTAGATAATACAATTCATCATCGTTAGTACATTCTTCTATATGCTTTTTTAATATTTCTTCTTTATAATTCGCCTCGATTAAATACATATCATAATTCTTAGCCTTGATGTTATCTACATTTTGTGTATCAACTACATACAATATATTATTGTTATTTATATTCAAATGGATGCAATGATTTGGCTTATCATGTGTTACTGGTTCTAGCATACAATTAAATAACCCTAAATCATATCTTTTTTCACTCTCTAATAAGTATATATTTTTCTTTAGAACATTTAATTCGACTAACTCATTAACTAAGTCCTCACTTCCTACTATATACTTTATAGTAGGGTTTTCGTAACTTATTTTTTTTACTGTAGTTTTATTAAAATGGTCTTGATGGCAATGAGTGATAAATATTAATTTGATATTTTTCAAATATTGTTTTATTCTAGCATAAGATACCCCAATATCCAAACATAAAGTATTTTCTAAAATTATACAGTTGCCTTTCGATGATGATGATAATATGTTAATGTCTGTCAATATTAAGCCTCGTCTAAACTATGCACTGTTTGTTGGCTAATTGGTTCTATATCTATATCCTCCTGTGGATTATCTACATATGTTTTTTTGCCATTTTCATCAATTGTAGCCATATCACTCTCGTAAGCGTTTTGAAGTTCGGTTGACATAATTCCATATTTAGATATTAATTGTCTTAGCATGGTTTTCATAGCCATACTGTCAAAATCTTTTTCCCAAAATGTATATCCTTTTTTTGCTACATATCCTTTAGAGTAAGTTTCGGCATGTCTTTCCATTTTTTCTTTAGACCAATACATTGCTTTTCTAAAACCATTCAAATATTCATACATAGCATAATAACCAATTGTTTCAGTTTTTTCTCTTAATGTTTCATCCTGAATTAACTCAACTTTAATTTCCTCTTCTAATGGGTTCCAATTTATTAATTCACCTTTTTTTATTGGTAATACATTAATTTTTTTGTAATATCCACTTCTTAATGCTAATTGATAATATCCTTTCCATCCAAGTTGGAATACTGCCACTTTACCCTTTGTTTTATCATTAAATGGTACTAAGTAAAAATGCCCTAAAGTTGGAGATGGGCTTAAATTTAAACTTTCTCCTAAAAGTGCACCGCTTAATATACTGCCATTATCACATTCTTTTAACATGGGATTAGTAGTAACTGCACTAACTATACTTGAAATAAACCTTGCTCCTCTTTGACTATCACCCAAGATTTGGTTTACTTTTGTTGAAACAACATTGCTAGTCATAAAATCAGAAAATCCGATTTTTGATTTTGGTGTTTCTGCTAAATTATTCATATATTATACCTCTTTCTTCTAAAAATGTTTTTAATTCTCTTGCTTGTTCTTTAGTTGCCTTTATTGTAAATTGAAATATTATTAATTCATCTTCCTGAATTATTTCTTTTGGTGGTGTAATAACACTGTCTACTACTTCTATTACTTTCTCTTCTTGTTGTTCTATTACTTGTCGTTCTTCTTGCTTTTTATTCATCTCTTCTATTTGTTTATGTCTCTCTACTACTCTCATTTTTGCTAATGCAAAATCAAGACAGTTTTTATATTCTATTAAAATTTCGTTTTTATATTCTTCCATTTTAATTAATTCTAAGTCTTGCAATGTTTTATTAACAAAATTTACTACTTGTTCTTTTAATGCCTTTTCAGTGGCAGATAATGTAATATTTAATTTGATATCTTCAAATTTAACAATATCTTGAATATTGTTGCCATCGAAGTAATTGTTAGCAAACTCTCTTAAAGCGTCTTCTTTATCTTTTTTTTGTTTTGTCTCTATTTCATTTATTGTCTCGGATAATTGGCATACGCCTTTATCTAATAAGATTTTGACTTTTTCTTCATAATATGTATTAAATTCATCGTAAGGCTTATTAATCTCTTTTTTTATTTCTTTTCTTTTGTCTTCTAATTGTTTTGAAAGAGAATTAAGATATGTTTTATATTTTTTGATATCCTGTTTTTTCTCTTCTTGTTGTTCTATGGTTAATTTAGAAAAATTATCTAGCACTTCTTCTATATCTTTCGTTTTTTCTTGCACTAATTCACTAATAATGTCTAATTGCTGTTTTATTACAGCCATTTGCTCTACTTTCACTAATTCGTTAATATTAACTTCTTCCATTAAAATCATCCCTTTCCATTGCACATTTTTCACAATAAATTTCATCACCACTTATGAAACAATCAAAATATCCTTTTATTTCTTTTTCACAAATACTACATTTAAGAATTTCAATAGAACTGCTATCACAATATGGGCAATAATCATATTCTATAGAAGCACATTGATTATCCGTTCCTATTATTTCTTTGCTTGTTTTTGGTGTTGAAAATCTTTGCTTACAGTTTTTGCATCTATATAGTTTATATCCATACATATATTGTACCACCTTTCCTATCTTTTGTCAATGATTTTATACTTCTTGTAATGTACTTTATCACCATATCTATTTACACATGTCATAGTTTCATCTTCAAAGATATATCCATCTGCTTTTAAATTAAATATTTTGGCTGATAATCTCGTTATACCTAAGTCTTTAAATGCTTCTAAACTAGTAATACTACCAAAATCTGATATATATTGTACTACTCTATCTTCTTGTGTTATTTTCTTCATATTATTTAATCATCCTTTCCGTTTATAATATCTAATATATCTAATATAATTAACACTATTGCCAAAATCACTATAATTATAGGCAAAATATATTTTTTAAGAATAAATATCATATTACTCCTTTTTCGTTATCCTTTAAATTCTTTATTTCATCTATTAACTTTCTTTGATTTCTTATTAGCGAGTTAATACTTTGCCTTACATAATCATATTCGTTACAAGTCAACTCTTCTGTTTCTTCATATGCGTTCATACCGTTAACGGTATATATTGTTTGTATTTTACTATCTAATGCCAAATCTAAGCCATCAAACCAACTCTCACCATCTTCATTTACATAGTACTCATCAATAGGTTCATCCCCCATATAATCCCCCCATTGTCTTTTGTATATTTTACCGTTCCACATTATTTGTTTTGGTACTTCTTTATCATTTCTAATCATATTCAGTAATTCTATTACCTCTAAAGTGCTACTAATCATTTTATCATTTCCTTTCTCATTTACATATATTCTTTTATAAATTTTATTAAATCTTTGAAAGCCCTAGTTCTTTTAACGTATTTGGTCTTCCCAGTTCCTCTGTCTTCAAACTCTTGTTGCAACATTATTTTCGTTAATTCACCTATTAACTCATCTTTATCTATCATCTTGTTAATTTCACTTCTCCTTAAATTTTTGGATATGCCTATCAAATGTAAATTCTTGGGTTGTAGTATTCCCATCGTCATTTTTAGCAATTATCACATTCACATCATGTTTTCTTGTTTTTTCACCTTTATTTTTGTCATGTAGCATTAATACCTTTCTAGCAGATTGCTCTATTTCACCACTATCTCTCAAATCTTGTAATTTAGGTTCATCATTATTTACTTGGCTCATTCTTGACAATTGACTTAGCCCTATAACTGTACAATTGCAATCTAAACATATTCCTCTTAGTGCTTTAGCCACGTTTGTCATCTTTTCGTATAAACTATTACCACTCGACTTTATAAGCCCTATATGGTCTAAAAACACGATTATATGACGATTTGTTTTTATGTTCAGAATATTTTTTTTAATATCAGCAACATTTACGGAATTATTTACAAGAATTATTTTTCTTTGCTCTATTTCCTTACTTAATTGTACTATTAGTTCTTTACTAAGATTATCTAAACCATTTACGTCATTAAGTTCCATCATAGTAGTATTTGTGCTTAATGCTATTAATCTTTTGTATAATATATTTTTTGACATCTCCATATTGAAATATATACATTGATAATCTCTACTCAAATTGTATAATAAATTTAATGCAAATGCTGTTTTTCCACCGCCTGTGCCACCTGCTAATATAAGTAAATCATTTTGTGATAAGTTTAAATTACTATCTAATTTTGGATAACCTAACAGCACCTGTTGTTTTTTATCTTTTAATGTAAGGATGACATCTTCTGCAGTAATATAACTATTTTCTTGATAATTTATATCATTAAGACACTCCAATTGTTTTAAATTTTCCTGATAATTACTACCATCATATGAATTTATTATCTCTTTATATTTTCTATTTTTGTATTTTTCTATTATTCCTTTTTGCAACTCTTCAAATTTTATTTCTTTTGAAGAGAACCATATATTGTTAGTTAACAATTCATAGTAATAAACAACATCAAAATTTTTGTGTGCAGTCAATAGTTCAGGGATAAATTCTTTATGTTTTTTATACTCATCAATCATTATAGAAAACATTACTTTGTCTGCTCCTACAAAATAATCAGGTTGTAATATATTTCTTTCTAACAACGATGGAAAATTTGAAATTAGCGATAGGTATTCATATTCCATTGTATGTTGTTGCATATTTTATCCCCTTTAAGTTAATATTTTTTGTTTTATTAATTCGACACCATAATCTGAATGCCCTGTAACATATTCTATTAAGTCTATTGCTTCGATTAAATCATTATAATTAAATTCTATTATTTTTTCGTACTTATGCGTTTTCTCATTATAACTTGTGTAATCTTTAATTAACACGGTATACCTCGTTTCCATATTACTCTCCTTTCTTTTTCACTATTGGTTTTAACTCAATTCTATCACTATAAACAAGCATATAAAATTGATTGCCATTTGATTTGATGAAAGCCTTTGGTATTATTATTCGGTTTTTTTCTTTATCGGCTTTCTTCATAAATGTCATTATGGGTTGTTCCATTCTCTCGCCTACCTTTCTTTATTGTGATTACATTGTACCACGTTTTGTACCACTTGTCAATACTAAAAAAAGAGAAATTATTTTTTTCTCTTTTATTTATTCAACCATTTCTTTATTAAATCTATTAATGCCTTGAAAAATCTTTTTATAAAGTTTTCTGTTATTTCAGGCTCATCAGGTTCAGGTGTTGGAGTTGGCTCTGGTATAGGTTCAGGAGTAGGTTCAGAGATTGGCTCTTCTTTCGGTTCTTCGTTCACAATATCATCACAATCTTTTGTGTTAAAACCATTCATAACATTGTTTTTATATGAATATTCAGTTAAGTAATAATCAGAGCCTATTGGATGATGCACGATAGCAACAATATTATCAATAGCATCTCCCTCTTTGAATTGTTTAACTGATTTTGCTTGACTATAAGTATTAAAATCTAAATTCCATAAACTGGTATCTTTGTTAATTTTTACAGATTTTTTCTCTATTTCTTCAACTTTTAATTTTGAACTGGATAATCTTTTATTAACCTCATCTGCTATGTATGGAAATTTACTTGCTAAATAATCCCCAGGGCAACTTGTATTTGCAAAATAACGGTGCATTGTTAAATTACCGTTAGCATCTCCAGTAAAGTTCAATTTTTCGATATCATTTCTTATACAAATATCTACACACAAGTCGATAACCCTTGATAAAACATAATCAGATACTGGCCAATTACCACCAGTGGCACTATTAGACACTTCAATAGTTATTGCCCTTTGGTCGTTATCCCAACTTGAAGAACACCAAGAACGGTTTTTTTCTTCAACATACATTGCAATTCTACCATCACTGCCTATCCCATAGTTAGAAGATGCTTGCCTTGATGGGCTTGCAAAAATTTCTCCAAGACCCTCAACAGATATAACTCCTGCAACGTGATGTATCGTAATTTTATCTATTTTATGATTTCTTGGATTATTACTATTAGGGGATATTCTTGTGTATTGTACTAAAGGGCTATTACTCATTTGGTTCATCCCCTTTATTGTTTGATAATTCTTCTTCCATTTCTTTTGTTAATTTTTCCATCTTTATCCCTCTTTCTTTATCATTTTAGCAATATTGTTTAAGACGTCATATGCTCCCCCAGCGAATAAACCACTTAAAGCAAGACTTACCTTAAAGTCTTTTGTAATTATCCATTCGATTATTGCTACAATTACACCTATTAAAATATTTTGTATTGGTATTAAGTTATTTGATATAAATTTTGATTTCTTTGCAAATATACCTAATATCCATGTTAGAATGATTGTAACTACTGTTATAATTTGTGTTAATTCCATTAATTCTCACCTCTTTCCTTATTCGTCAACCCATTTTATAGTTCCATTAACATTTTTAAGAACTTGTGTTTTGGTTGAATTATAACCACTTATTCTTTGATAATGCGTTAAATCTACATACTTTTTTGTTGCAGGTTCATAATCATTTTGTGGTACAAATTCCTTTGTGTTATTTGTAGGTAATGCTCCATTTGTACCATCATATTCTCTAATTAATGCAAATTGATTAATACTTTCTTTAACAGAAATATCATTTACAACACTTCCGTTAACTTCTAGCACAGCATTAACTGTTTGCAAGAATACCATATCAGTACCATTTGTATACCAGTCTACTGTTCTAAATTGACACCAATATTCGTTGGCAATATGTGTTGGCTGACTGATATTGCATAATTTATACATTTTTCCACTATCTTCTAAATCAACGTCTAAAAGCGTACCATTTTTGTAAGCACTGAACACACTTTGAAATAACATTTTTGCATCTTCATCAGTTGACTTATCCCATGTGTAATGAGTTATACTAGATGATGGAATTTCTGCATCTAATTTAGATAATTGCTCTCCATTTGCGTTTAACAATTTAACTGAAAGAACATTATCTTCATATCCACCACTTAATTCTACGCCACATGCAGTATCTATGGTATCGTCAACATATTTTTTTGTGGCAGGATGATAATCTTGCGTTGGAGTGAAAGCAGTAGTATTTTTTTTCGTTAATACATCGCTCGTTGTAATAAGAGTTGTTATTTTTTCATATCCCATAATAATAGAAGTTACCTTAAATACGTTATTTGTCCAAGCCCCTCGCACAGTTATAGTGGGTAAATTAAAATCATAACCACCCGATGTAGCAGTAGTTGTATAAAGCATTGCTGTTTCGCCATTAAATCTATAATCAGTAACAGAAGTTTTTACTTTTTTTTCAGAGGTGTATATCAAAAATTTATATAGACGTGCTTGACTATAGTCGTATGTATAGTCATAAGTAAATTTTGGCAAAATTGTTGTATCTAATTTCTTAGTTATTTCATTTTCTATTGCACTTTTGAATGTGGCATCTGTGTCCGTTATATCAAGAAAACTCATCGGATTATTACTTGAACTCAAATGTGGCAAGGTATCACTACCCTCTGTGCTTACACTGACTACTCCATTTTCATCGGAAGTAAGCCCATCACCCAATTTAATGCCACCTAATGTGTCTGCAGTAGCGATTGGTAATGTGTATTTATTGCCATCGACATATTGCTTCGTTGCTGGATGATAGTTTTGGGTAGGAGTATATGGTGCAGTGTTTGTTTTTGTTAAAACCTTGTCTTCTAAATAATCTTTTGTGATAATATCGCTTGCGTTTGCATACAATTTATATGTACTTTTCGTTACGGTTGGAACATCATCTGCCCAAGATAACTCAATTTTTAAAGTAACTGCTAATGGTCCTGCATATAGAGTGGGATAACTTGTAGTATTTTGTGGATACTTATAATTTTGCATATTAGCATATAAGTTTATGATTGTTGGTTTTCCTGATTTGCTAATTACTGGTGTACCTGCAAGTGACGATGAAAAATTGCTAGGATTAAATGTAACTCTCTGTCTGTTTATATCAAATTGGATGCTAAATTTATAATATTTGTCAAGTATTTTATCATTTATAATATTTGTCAATTGTATATTAAAATCTGCAGGTAAAGTAAATATAATAGATGTGTCATATTCATTTAATGTTTGCGATGGTATGTTTATAAAGAATACTGGCCCACTATCTTGTTTTTCTTCTAATTTTTCATCGGTCTCTGTTTTAGTATAATAATTAGATAAATCGGCAGTCTCATGTATTACGTTTGGAAATTTGGCATTTACTTTCATTTTTAATGGCTCTGCGTCATTAATTATTTTCAATTTTAACATTATATTTCACCATCTGACATTTTTATTTGCTTTAAACTATCATACCAATAAAAACTATCTATATATGTACCATTTATTGTATTATTACCATTTTCATCTTTTTTGTACATTATTCTAACGTCTATTTTGATTTTCTCTTTAAAATTAAATGTTTCGTCTTCCGTTAAATATATTACAAAGCAACTTTTGCTTTCATCATATGAAACATCACTACTAGTTCCATCGTATATTTTTACTAAATCTTGAATAACAAATTGTACTTTTTCTACGCTTCCAACATCTAATAAGTTATCTTCATTATCATAAATTTGTATTTCTAAATAAAATTGATTTCCTTGTTTCATCTTATTTCTCCTTTTTTAACTTACTGTCCATCCATAAGATTGTGCTTGTGCTAAAGCATTTTGCCCCTCTGTTGACGTTAATTTGGCTAAATTAGTTGCACCTAATACTACTTTTTGGGGATTGCAACCTTTACTTGCTATGTCATATAAACCATCCAACACGTTTATTAAAGACTGTTCTGTTAATTTAGTGCATGACGATAAATTTAAAGTATAATAGGAGTAATTGCTAGATGCAGTAGTGCTATATGCTTGACCTAAGTTTTGAAAAGTGCCAACTATCGTAGTTAAATTGGAGCAATTCATTAAAATTTGAGCAATGTAATTGACATTTTGAAAATTCCAACCTGTTATATTTAATGTATTTAAATATAGGCAACCATAAAACATACTACTCATATTAGTAACATTAGATGTATTAAAATTACTTAAGTCCAAAGTTGTTAAACTTTCACAATCATTAAACATACTACGCATATTAGTAACATTAGATGTATTAAAATTACTTAAGTCCAAAGTTGTTAAACTTTCACAATCATTAAACATACTACGCATATTAGTAACATTAGATGTATTAAAATTACTTAAGTCCAAAGTTGTTAAACTTTCACAATCATTAAACATACTAC